GGTCGGCGCTGGTCTTGGCCATGAAGTTGCTTCTTTTTCAAATGAACTCGAACATGGAAACAAAAAAACAAAGGATTTAAAAGAGATGTTTTATTTCCCAGCAGCGTCAATAGGCGCCGGTAGTTTTGACGTTAAAAGCAAGGCGTTAGAAAATGAGATAGCTAGTGGTTTAAGAAATCGTTTGCTGTCTTATGCTAACGTTGACGATTTGAGCAATATTTTCGAATTTTGGCTTGAGTTTGCGAGTAAACGCGGGGGCCGTTTGTTTTTAGACAGTGGAGCTTATTCGGCAAATTCTAGGGGGGCCGCAATAAATATAGATGAATATATAGAGTTCATAAAAGAGCACGAGCACGAGTTATTTTGTTATTCGTCTTTGGATGTCATAGCGGACCCAGACGGCACGATGAAAAATCATCGATATATGAAGAAGAAGGGGCTCAAGCCTGTTGGTGTTTTTCACGTTGGAAGTGATTACAAAAACTTAGAAAAAATTTGCAAAGAAAATGACTATATAGCGCTCGGGGGAATGGTCCCTTGTTCTGCACGCAGAAGCTTTTTGAAAAATTTTCTCGATTCATCTTGGTCGATAATAAAAAAACACTGGCCAATTAAAGTTCATGCATTCGGAGTCACCTCTTCTTGGGCTTTGACGAGTTATCCGTTTTATTCCTGCGATAGCACGAGCGCTATAGTTGGGGGTGGAATGGGAAGGATAGTCGAATTCACCGGCTCCGAAATAACAGTTAAAGATTGGAAAGCAGAAAGCAAAAAAGGAAGACATGCAGTTCTCATGGACAAAGAGGATAGTTCTAATCATTTAGGTCGAAGAGTCCACAATATTAGGGAAATGTATAAATTTGAAAAGTTTCTTACATCTTTGTGGGCTAAGAGAGGGATAACGTGGGACGAATAGGAGGATATTTTTATGACGATAAAAAACAAAAAATGGAAAAACATCTCGATAGAAAAATTGACGCCAGCAGACTGGAATTACAAGGAAGAAGAAGAAGAGAAAGAAGAGAAATTAAAAAATAACATTAAGCGCAACGGGCAAATTGAAAATATAATTGTCCGCAAGCTAAAGACTGGCTTTTATGAAATAGTTAACGGCAATCATCGTCTCAAAGTTCTTAAAGACCTCGGTTATGACAAAATAGTTTGTTATAGTTTAGGGAACATCTCAGACAATCAAGCCAGAAGAATCGCTATTGAAACAAACGAAACAAGGTTCAAAACCGATAGCATTAAACTTGCAGAGTTAATGAAGGAGATTTCTGGCGAAGGTGGCTTTGAAATATCCGATTTAGCTCAAACGATGCCGTTTGACGAAGAGCAGCTTAAAGGTTTTGTTGATTTGTTGGAATTTGATTGGGAAAAATACGAAGAAGGAAAAAATACCGAGAACGACGAAAACGAAAACAACAAATTATTTCAGGTGCAGTGCAAGTGCCCAGAATGCGGTCACCAATTCAGTTTGAACAAAAAAGGCATTTAAAATGAAGCGCATAGTATTTAAAAAATTTGCGGGCTTCGTGGTTAAAGGAAAATCTTCGGTTATAAAACCAGTAACAGCAAGGCATGTTGACAATGCGGTTTGGCTAACTGCGATGGTTGAAAGCGATGGGAAATTTGGAACTGCGATGAACTATGACGGCACAGGAATGACGGCATCAATTGGCCAAGCCGTTGCCGTATATCCAAAGGCGCTGGTTGACAATGTTCCGTTGAATTCTCAAGGCCCATTATGGAAGATTTTGGCGAGAATATCGCCCCTGAAAAATTCAAAAGATGCCAGTGCAGATCCGATAAAATTTTTCTTCAACGCGATTGAGAATATTGGCTGGGTTATATCCGAAGATGGAAAGTGCCGTTATGTTGAAGATGGTTTGCTAGTTAGTGGAAGGCAAATAAGAAAAGAATTTACTGGTTCTGTTGATGGCGTTGTTCCAGTAAAAGGACCGCACAACAAAAATGCTCAAAATTGGATAACATTATTTTCTAATTTGTTTTCATGTCCGGAGACTTTTGAGATTCAACTTGCCGTTGGAAGAGAGCACATTATCAAAAACGCTACAAGGGCGAAGTTTAGATTTTGTAAAGAAGAAAATTCAAAAAATTACACCGTTAATGATTGGTTATATTGGCCATTTGAAGTCAGCACCGCTACAACGCATTTACTCGGCCCGGAATTAGATTTAGCTTTGTCTTTATATTGGTGCAATTCTGTTAATGCTCCATCTTATGCGTTAAAGAGAATTTGCAAACAAGTAGTTGATAAAATAAAACTCCCGGAAACGGATAGAATAAAACTTGCGAAAAAAATCGTTAAAGCATTGGGGAATGCTCCATTTGCTAGATGGGACGATGACATAAAAGGAGGGCGGTACCAGCGGACAAGAAAATACGCCATGCAATTATGGCCCAAAGAACTTTTTGAAGGTCCAAGCGCGATTATGCCCAAAGATTTAAAAGGGTAGCGCACAGAACTAACCAGGAGGTTACATGAGGAAATTGATTCAAATTATAATGGTCTTATTTGTTGTTTTTGTTGTTTATACTTCCGTGCAAGCAAGGCAAATCGAACAAAAGTCAATCGAGGTTGTTCCGGCTCCGGTTAATCCATACGACACAGCGCATCGCATAGAGCGAAAAAACCCGGCCCTTGCGGACAAGATGGCAAATGGTTTTGTTAAAGCTTTGGAAAGGGAGGGTGCGGAATGGTACGAATGCGGAAAAAGCACGCCTCGTGAGCAATGGTCTGACAGGGCCTCTAAGCTCGCTGATTCTTTACTTAGTGCAATGGGCGATTATGACACTAAAATCAACCCCTGGGGAGTGTGGGGCGTTGTGTACAATGAAAGCCGGGGCAACCGTTGTGCGATAGGGCCAAACCCAAGAAAAACTGCCTACAGAAAAAGGCTAATTGAAAAGAAAAATTGGCGTCTTTGGACTGAGAAAGAAGTGCTCGGTGTAATGAGCCATCGAAGCATGAGAAAGCGACCTGCTGATCTTGGAGTGGGGCAAGTGGTTTGGAAAAAGTTCGCCAGACTAAAAGAAAATGGAATTGTGAGGGTTCCTACCGTTGAAGAAATGTTATCAATTGACGCAGGCATGAAAGTTGTCGCTTATTCCATGTGGCACCGGACTAAATACAAATACAATTATAGCTGGAAGAGAATGCCGTGGTTGTTTTGGCCGGGAAGAAAACCGCACCTCCCTTATGGGCGCCAAATCGCTATGATTGTGAAAAACATGGGCGGACCCTATAGGCAAGTTTTAGGACACAAAAAACCATAAAATTCCAAAAGTTTGCAAATATTCAAACCTGTGCTATTTTTTTAAATGTTCATTGAGAACATTTTTGATTTCAGAGTATAAATATTCGAGCCAATTGTTTTGGCAGATGATTGGCCGTAAAAGAAATTAATTCACATGGAGGTGAAAAATGTCAGGCGGAACGAGAATTATGACGGGTTCGTTTTACGGGACGGCTGCTGATCTCGAAATCACAACAATTGGCTTTCGACCCAAAGTAGTCAGAATTTACAATGAAACAGATCTTTCATCGGCTATTTGGACTGATAGCATGGCCGATGATTCCGCGCTCAAAACAGTCACAGCCGGAACTATGACGGCGATTACGACAAATGGTATTACGCCATTGTCAAACGGCTTCGGCCTTGGTGCGGATTCAGATCTCAACGCAGCGGCAGATCTTATTCACTACGTAGCAGAGGAATAAACTCCAATGCCAACCACGGTAAACACAACATCATCAATAGCAATGGCACCGGCCTATTCTTTACATAGGAACGCGGCCGGCGCTGACACGCCCCCGGAAATTCTAAAAAATCATGGCGTAAATGCAGAAGGTTATTTTTATGCTCATGTTCAAGTAATTCCGGGCTCTGGAGCAAATCCAACTGTTACTGTTTATTGGTGGAGCGAAGAATCTACAAAATTTATTCAAGAGCATACTTCTATCGTCAAAGCTGGCGCCGGGGCTAATGTTTCTTACGAATTCACAATAGAGCCAAGGGGGCGGCGTTTTTTCATTAGTGTAAACGCAGCTTGTAAAGTGTTCGTTTCTGGATTCGATAGGCATCATTCCGGTTAAAGGGGTTGTATGGGCCGTCCCGCTATTGTAGAGCCAATTCTTCGAGATAATTTTGACAAGTTCCACAAAGCAGAACGCTCGGAGCTTGTTACCTATCTCGACCGTTACAAAGCAATAAATAATGAATGGCTAAGACGACAAATCCTCGTGAATAACAGGATTGATATTCTTGCCACTGAAATATTGAGATATGAAGTGCAACCATTGCACTTGTTAATGATGAAATTCCAATTCATGTTTCCGGATACACTACAGCTTGCTTTTCGTGGTGCTGGTAAGTCAACAGTTTGCACCGTTACTAAAGCAATTCATTATCTTCTAAAAAATCCGAATCTTAGAATTTTAATTGCGTCGAAATCGATGGGGAACTCTCAGGGTTTTTTAAAAGAAATAAAAGGTCATTTTGAATCAAACGAAAAGTTGGCGGAAGTCTTTGGTCCTTACTACGATCCGAGAAGATGCAACAAATGGAACGAGTCTGAAATAGAGGTTCTCCCAAGAACAGAAAACAGAAGGGAAGCGTCTGTTACTTGTGTTTCTGTAGAAGGGACAATTGTTAGTAAGCATTATGATGTTATTTTATCTGATGACTTGATAGATGAAGATAATGCGAGAACGCAATACATCAGAGATAAAGTTAAAACATGGTATTATCAAACGCTAGAGCCAACGTTAGAACCTCCGGACCCAAATGTTTTATTTAGAGGAGAACATCACAGGCTTGGGACTAGGTATCATTTCGAAGAACTTTACGGGCATTTAATAAAAAATGAACTTAAAGACAAGCACCAAATCATCCCGGCGTTGAAAGATGGCAAAAGTGCTTGGCCGGATAAATATCCTGCAAAATGGTTTTTGGAAAAAAGAAGAAAATCCGGAATAATAATTTTCAATTGTCAGTATCAAAACAATACAGACGCGATGAAGGGCGAAATATTCCAGTTTGATGATTGCCAAAAAATAAACGCTCAAGATATTCCCGAAAAAATGAGAATATATATGGGAATAGATTTAGCGATTAGCGAAGCCGATAGCGCAGATCATTTTGCAATAGC